TTCTTGTCTGTCTACTTCTCCAAGTATTGCAAGTCTTGTAGTTTCTCTCGTAGATGCAATTAGTGCTTCTCCAGTTTGTCCTGTTGCTGCAATATCAGCTGCTAACGATATAGTTTCTGTGTAGGCTGCACCGTATGCTTTTGCTAACTCTGAGGCGGTACTTGATACTTCTCTTCTAATTGCACTTAATTCTGCAGCACTGGTGCCTGCTAAATCTCCGTAAACCTTTGTTAATCTTACAAGTTCTGCATCTGCTAATTTAAATGCATCAGCTGCTGCTTTACCAAACGCAACAATTGGTAGGGTTAATCCTACTGTTAACTGGCGTCCTGCCCACTGCGTATTTTTACCCCAGTTAATAAGTTGCCCAGCACCTTGCTGAATTACCTTATTCATAATGCCAGCTTCCATGCTAGCTATTCTTGTTTTATTGGCAATCTCATCTAAGCCTCTTGCAACATGTATATTGTAACGCATCATTCCTTCGGCATTTTTGCCTAAAGGTTGTACGATTGCTTGCTGTAGGGCTGTTTGCTGCTTTGCTAAATCTCTGATCAGGCCGCCGCTTGTTTTAGCATGAGTATTTAATGTATTGTAATAGTCTCTTAACTTAAGCTTTCCAGAATCAAGACTCTTTCCAAACTTTTCAGCATCTGATGCTAAGGATACAAAGTGTGTTGAGAACTGTCCGCTAGAACTTAAGGCACCTGCGAAGGTGGCATTTATTTTTGAGACTTGTGTGGTAAATGCTTTATCTGTTGTTATTAATTGTTGTTGAAGTTTAGCTAATGACGCTGCAACCTTATTGACATCTCCAATAAGATCTGAAAAATTACTAGTCGCCGTTATATTGGTGACTATATTTTCATCAGCCATTTATACTATTCCTATTCATATCCTAACCCCATTCCAACTCCGAATCCAGCACTTGAAGCTATCTGCCCTTGCAAAGATAAAATATCTTCTGCATCTGCATTTATTCCCAGTGCCTTTCTCTGAATATCTTCAAAGGTAGGACCTGTTTTTTCTTCTTCATCGTTTAACTCAATACCCTGTATCGATGCTAGGAATTTCCTTTTCTCCGATTCAGTCTTCTGCATTGCTTTAAACGTTTGAATAATCTCTGGCATTGATAGATTATCTTCTAAGTCTTCGTAATTTCTCCAATGACCTAAAAGAAAAATCTCTCCTTCTAATGCGGCTAAATCGAGTTCTGACCAGCCAGAACCGCTGCCGCTAGAAGGTTTGGGTCGTCCATCTTAATCCCACCGCAAACTTCAAGAATGCGATTGATTGTGGGGACGTCTAGTGCATCTTCTAATGCATCTCTATCTTTAACCAATTCTGGTTGTTGTTTTTCTAGTGCTACTGCACAAGCATCAATAAGAAGATCTAGTGTTTGATCTTCTGTTAGTTGGCCATCTGCTGTTCTTTGAATAGCCGCCATGAACTTTCTTAGCTCTTTGATAGTAAGAGGCTTAAGCTTTACTTTAGCCCCATTTTGTAGTTCGATCTCTTCTACGTCGTATACTGTAGTTGCCAATTTATCCTCCTTGGATAGTGTCTAAATTATTATAACAAAAGGGTACTATTAATACAAATGAAAAACCCCCGCAAAACGGGGGTTTTCCTAATTTAAATTAATAAATTATGCTGCTGCTGTGAAGCGGTCAATAATCTTACCGTACTCTGATCCAGAATAGTTAGTATCTGGAAGAAGACGGAATGTTACTGGGAATGTCGTTGGGTTGTTACGAGCAAGAGAGAACTGTGATTGCTGCACTGATAATACACGACGTGCATAATATACACGCTCTGTATTTGGTGATGCAACTGTTGGTGCTGCTCCTACTGCAATAAGCTGACGCTCTGTTGGTGCCTCAAACAAAGCTCCACCTGCGATATTAAGAGTCTCTGCTTGTGTAGCAGAAAGTGTTCCTGATCGAGATGATGACTTTTGTCCGAATACTGTTAGAACGTTGAAAAGTGTTGCTTCAGACATTTCTGTCGCAAGCATAACTTCCATTGACTCCTTGAAAAGCTTTGCTGTATCAAGAAGTTGATCTACTGTTACTGAACCGTATGTTGGGTTGTAAGTAATTTGAAGACCATTGTTTGTGAATCCTACGTTTGTGTAGGCTGCTGCACCTGAAGACCAAACTGTTTCGTTAATATCTCCATTAGCTTTTGTGATAGATCCTGCTGCTCCGCCGTTAAGCTGAGCTGCTGCTGGCTCTACTACTGCATATGCAGAATCAGTTGAGTCTTTAGTTGTAATGTTCAATGGTGCTGCACCGATGATAATATTTTTAGCATTAAATGCCATTTGTTTATACCTCCTGTTTTAAAAAAAATTCAAAAATTTAGCTGGCTAGGCTCTTTCCTCTAGTACCCTAATAATAAAGCTTTTTGGGTCATAAGGCAAATTATACGTATCTTCCAGCCCCGTCGGTTATTCTGGAGTATTTAATTTCTAATATTACGTCAGCCGACAAGAATCCCTGAAGTTCCTCTGAGGGGGCAGTTGGGGAGATGTCTGCTACAAAGACGCTATAGAATTTAAATTGACTTGATAGAAGGGAAGATTTATCCATCTCTCTACCAGTAACGTCCATTCTTCTAAATACGTCTGTCATAAGATTTCGGATCTCATTTATGTCAGAAACGTCAGTTGAGTATATTGTAAATAGAATTTGCTCACAGCATATAAGCCAATTGTCTTCATATGACATCCCTATCTTGTCATAAACAATATGCTTTTTTCCACTCAAAAATTGATTTAGTTCTGCCGCCTGCTGTACTGGAATAATTGGAATAATTTCTTGACCAATATTATCGCTATAGTACTCTGTCTCGTCAAATATCTCTGCGGTCTTTAATTGATCCCAAAGGTATTTTCTTAACTCTATCATTGCGTCTAATTTATAGTTTGCCATATTACACCATTCCTACTGCGGATCTTACCGCTAATTCTGCTTGAGATCTTACTGTATTTGGAGAGAATGAATAACTAACCTTTTTAATACCTGTAGGTAGTTTCATTGCCTTTGCCGTTGCGGCTCCAAATATCTTTTGAAATCCCGACTTTTTAATTGATAGATTTACTAAATTACCCTTAAAGAAAATTTTATAATATGTTTCAAATGATTGTTTTACTGCTACTCCTCCAGGCTTCTTCACGGTCACTGTAGCGCCTTTTGGCATAAAGGTAGTACCTCCCAAGGATGACTCGAATACAAGCCTCTCAGCAGCCCTTGGAGCAATTGTAAGGGGCATACCAGCTTCCATCACAGCCGCTTTATTTTTAAAAACATGCCTTCTCTTGCTAATTGTATTTGGAACAAATGATTTAGAATCTTTATATCCATATGTAAATCTAAATGAAAATCCATATTCATCAATGAGTTTTAAATCAAATAGTCTTGCGGTTGGGGTACCTATCTTTTTCCATTCATAAACATGATGTAATTGCTTTGGTTTTGATCTTGCCTGTGAGTCTATATATAGCCCAAAGTCTTTTTCTATTTGCTGGAATATGACCTTAGTAAATTTTCTTTGTACGTCTTTATCTGATATCATTTTTGCCATTACATTAGACTGATAGAATACCGCCGCTGATATCTGTGCTACCGTGCTATCTTTTAAAGATGTTGTTTTTGTACCAGTCATTAATCTTTCAAGTCCACTGGCTGCCTGTAATAGTAAAGTGCTAGAGTCCAATTTGCTGGTTCTCCGATCTCTTTAAAGAGCAGTTATACCCAACTACAGTTCCAAAAGGATCTGTTATTGGAGTTGTTCCGAGTACTTCAAATACTGTTGCTGTTTCTGTTGGATAGTCTAATTCTGTCCAAATTACATTATCTCGTCCATCACGTATATTTGTTACCTTCTCACGGATGGTAAGTTTTTCAAGTGTTCTAACTTGAATTATTTGATCGTTTACATACTTATTATTAAATAATTGTTTATCGCTTGTTCTAGTTGTGGCAGAGTTACTTATTACGCCTTTTGCATGGCAGGCTAGAGTTCTATTAAAATGCCACTCTTTTTTAATGGCCCCAGTGTTTTCGTCCTGTAAATCAAACTGTTTATATGTGTCTAATTTCATAGACAGAACGGAGTCTATGATGGCATTCATTTTATATTACAACCATTTGAGTTAAGACATATGCAGAAAGTATCTGGTCTACATACACGTTTCCAGTACCTCTAAATGAATCTGAGTTGTACTCAAAATTCCAGTCAAATGTTTGTATACTAGAAAGGTACTTATTTCGCCAATTTTTGTCCTTAGAGAAATAGTCTCTCATTAATTCAATACAAGCTAGTTCAACTTCATCTGGCACTTCTTCCCAGCCATATCTTCCTTGTACTCTATAAGCAACGCCACGAGAAAACACTCCGTTTATGTTGTCATGTATTGATGGAGATGTCATTCCGTTTGCAACGTACACTGTATTATCCAACATGTTTGCACGGTTTACTCTTATTCCAAATCCAGATTCTGATACCTGTATTGAATAAGATGTATTGTTTATGTTATTAATATTGTCTAATAAAAGTATATCTTTAGAATATAATTCATGTAGTTCTGCAAGCTTATATGGCAGTGGTAATAAATCTGATCCCGATCCGTATACTACTTGAACGTCATCATACAAATAAAATTGTTGGCCTGTATAATTTTCAATTACTTTTCTAGCCCATTTTTCTGCTTCAACTAATTCTGAGTATGTTTTATAATTTGGATCGGATGGGTCTGTTCCTACTCCTAGCAAATCCATAGCTTGTGCTATATCAGCGTATGGAACTTGAACATACACTTTGTGTTCTCTGGAAACAAAGTTTCCATATACAGAATATTTCCAAACTAATCTTAATTGTCTACGTCGATTTGTTAAAGTTAATGGAAGATAAACAGAGTATGTTCCAAGATTAACTTCAGATTTAGATGTTGAAACTGTTGCAAGAATTGTACCAGGATTAATAGATGGAGTTATTGCTGGGTCTTCTGTTATGTCATAGACTTCAACGGTAGGGGTAGTATCAGCATCTGCTAATTCTCCCTGCCAAAATACCTTGTGGGTAATTGGCGAATTTGTATTTACAAGAATCTCCATTTATTAAAGGTTAAGCTTAGTTATAAAACTCCTGAACTTCTTTTGGAGTTGCTAAGCGGAAACCTTCCTCCTTATCAAAAATTGCCTGAGCATCTTTATCATTAATAGCAACAAATGGATGTTCACTTGTAAAAGTGTGCCCCATAATATCATATCGGAAATTTGCTCTGGTCATACGAACTAAGACTGTATCTTGTGGCTGATCCTTTTTTGGATCAAATTTAGGAAGAACTTCTTCAGAAATATCTTCTGCGTCTTCCTCTAAATTTTTAATGGTCTTTGAGTACACTGCCCAGGTCACGCCTTCTTCTGAGAGGGCAGCAATAATATCGTTTTTATTTTTTAAGCTTTCTACGTCAACTGCAAAATCCTCTGCAATTTTCTTAAGTTCTGCAACTTTTAATGTGTCAAATGACATTTGTATTTCTCCTTAGTCTAGGTATACATTATTATAGCATTGATAAATTTAAATGAAAAGCCCCCAAAAATTAATTTGGGGGCCTTTAATAGTTATTCCTAATTAATTAGGAAGCAACCTTAACGTTCTTTACAACTACCCATGCGTTAGCTTGTTCAATTTGAACACCAACACGAGTGTACATTGTGTACTCGATAGAGTCCTTACGTGGCCAGAAGAAGCGGTATACAGACACATCACGCTTAACACCAATAACTACGTTATTTGGGAATGTCAAGTGGATATCTCCGTGGTTTCCTGTTTCTCCTGAGTAATCTCCGTCTTGCGCCTCATTTAATAGAGGAACTTCAACGATTGGAATACCGAATGCATATGGAGCTACGTATCCTGCTGGACCTGAGACAGGTTGTACATCTCCACGGATAATGCTTGAAGCAATATCTTGTGGAATTGTCTGGTTTGTTCCAATGCTGTTAGCATATAGGAAGTCCTGAATTAGGTTTGATCCTGCTAGGAAGCGAAGATCTGCACGGCGTTGCTTGTACTTACGTGGAAGAGCCTTAAGAGCGCTGTTAAATACAGCACGGCTTACTGCAGCTCCACCTGCGTCTACAACGTGTCCGTTAGCCTTTGCAATCTTTACAACGCCATCAAATGACTTGTAAAGGTTGTCTGATGAAAGAGCTGTGTTTCCGTTAAGAACCACATCTTCAATATCGTTACCTGCTTGTGTTGCCATCATGCGGGCAATGTGATCTTCTAGATCTGGACCTTCAATATTGTCTTCTAGAGACTCTGTTGAAAGCTCCCAATCCAAACGAAGCTTCTTTGTTGAAAGAGAAATCTTTGAAAAAGTTACTGCTGAATTTGAAGATGTATCTTCTGCTTCAGAAGCAAGTTTCATAAGCTTCTCTCCGACTGACATACGGTCAATCTCGGTTGTATCAGCTCTCATGCGAACTGTACGGGCGACCTTACCAATTACGGTTGCGTCGAACATGTAATCAAGGAAACGAGCAGATTGCTCTGGATTTAGAAGTCCACCCTTGGAAGTTGATCCAATGTGAACGCCTGTTCCAGAAAGCGAACCAGCGAAATCGCCAGTATCTGTAGTTCCTGTTGCCATAGCTTTTGCTAATAGTTCATTACTCATTTGTTATTTTCACCTACCTTTTTTTAGTTAAAAATTTCTTGTACGGAACCGAGGAAAGAACCGTTCCATTTAGATTTCTTGATTGTTACTTCCTGTGACCCGCCAAGGTCAGAGGACTTCTTAATTGCAGTCTCACCCTCCACTGCATCAACACGCTTTTGAACGCCATTGATTGTGTTACGGATTTCTGCTACTGCTGCGCTAAGCACAGTGTGTTGTTCTGCCAATTCTGAAATTCTTCCATCGACGCTCTTGCTGAATGTCTCAACTGTTGATTTAATTTGATCAACTTGAGCAGCATTTGCTTCTGATGCTTTGTTCAGAGTTTCTGAGAAAAAGCCTTTTAGATCGCCTAGCATCTTTGCAAAATCAGGTTCATCAACCTCAACTTCTGATACGTCGGCTGCTTTTTCCAGAG